CTACAATAAGGCGGACAAAGATGGTGGCTTCGATTATCTCATTGCTTTTAACGGCAATGTCTTTCGTATTGCTTGTGATCTCTCTTTTTTCCAAGCAAATCACGGAGCGTACGGCATTGGTAGTGGGGGTCAGCTTGCTCTTGGCTACCTGTATTCAATCTGCAAACCTGATATGGAGTTAGCCTATGCAAAGAGACACGCCCGTAAAGCCGTAGAGATTGCGTCGGTCCTTGACGCTAATACTGGTAAGCCTTTACATTTAGTGGTACAGGAAAGGATGTAGCAAAGATGCATATGACAGATGAGTACGCTGCCCGTTACTTTCATAAGATGGGCTGGATGTGGGCAAGATTAGAAGCTATGAAATATGATAAGACTTGGGGTGTTCTTACAGCCAAGTCAAATGAAAAAGATTTACGCAAAAAGATTTCTCAAGAGATTGAGGCTAAGCGTGCAAAGTATTTAGAACTAGCAAACGATAAACAATCTGAAGACTACCAGTTTTATCTAGGTCTCTGTAATGGTATGAACTACGCAAAGGTGATTGTGGAGAACCCTAAGAATGACTGACCCAAAAGAACTACTGCTCACTGCACTACGTGCAGGTGATGCTAAGCGTTCACGTTCTACACAAGTACAGATTGGTCCATCAGAGTTAGGTGGCTGTCGTCGTAAGGTCTGGTACAGACTTAACGATCAACCAGAGACTAACGACAATGAGATGAAGCTTGCTGCAATTATGGGTACTGCTATCCACGATGCTATTGAAGAAGAATTATCAGATAACCCTGATGTAATGATTGAAACATCTGTTGAATACAATGGAATGAAAGCACACATTGACTGCTACGTACCAGGTACTGGTGATGTCATTGACTGGAAGACTAGCAAGGTAAAGAACCTTTCATACTTTCCATCAACACAACAGCGTTGGCAGGTACAGACATACGGATATCTACTGGCTAAGAATGGTCACGATGTAAAGCGTGTATCTCTTGTAGCCATAGCTCGTGATGGTGATGAGCGAGATGTCAAGGTACATACAGAAGATTACAACGAAGCAATGGCACTAGAGGCATTGAGTTGGTTAGAAGCTATCAAGGCATCAGAGGTAGCACCAGAGCCAGAGCGAGAAGAAAACTACTGCAAGTTCTATTGCAAGTTCTATGACGCAAGTGGGCAGTTAGGATGCGTTGGTCTAAAAAAAGAACGTATCGCTAGTGAAGAGGTGTTAATCCAAGACAAGGATGCCTCAACCAATGCGATGAAATACTTACAATTAGATGAGAAGATCAAAGAGTTGACAAAGGAAAAAGATTCACTAAAGTCTGCTCTTGAAGGTATTGCTGGAGTTACAGATACAGGTATCCAAGTACGTTGGAACAAGATAGCTGGACCTACATCAGTAGACAAAGATGAAGTACTTGCTAAACTTGGCTTCGTGCCAACTAAGCAAGGTGCAGATTCATTACGGTTAACAATCAAACAATCTGGAGGAAAGTAAATGGCTGCAAACGAAAACACAAAGTTCCAAGTTAACTTCAAGACAAGTAGCGGAACACTTATCAATCTATATGCAACTGACATTAAAGATCTAGAGACGGGTCTTACTGACCTATCAATGGTTGCATCACTTATCAAGACTACTGATGCTGAACTCAATGGTGGTAAAGCACTAGCTCCAACTGCTGAGTCAGTAGCACAAGCTTTCAATGCAACACCTGTTGCAGCCCCTGCTGTCGTTGAAGGTCAAGCACCAAGCTGTAAGCACGGTGTAATGAGTTTCCGTACAGGTACTTCTGCTCGTGGCCCTTGGAAGGGCTGGATGTGTGCTGCACCAAAGGGTGCCACAGACAAGTGTGCAACTATCTGGGCATAGCAGATGCGGGAACCACACGAGTTTGAGGTTCCTTTATGTGCTCAAGTAGGTGGCGATCTCTTCTTTCCTGACAAGGAAAACGAAGGCAAAATGGTTCGCCTAAGTATTGCATCAGCTAAATCAATCTGTCGTGGTTGCCAGCACATTACTGAGTGTGCTGAGTGGGGTATCCGTAAGGAACGCCACGGTATCTGGGGTGGACTCACCGATGGTGATAGACGAAAGATACGCAAGGCAAGACACATAATTTTGAATGAGGAGAATAGTGCTTAAACTTTCCCGCGCTTGGAGTGGAGTGACCACAAAGGCCACGCCACTACCTGATGTGTGGAAGAACTTAGTTAAGCAATCTATAAAGTTTCGTCGCGGTCAAGTCTGTATGGTAGCTGCAGCACCTAATGCTGGTAAATCAATGTTTGCATTGATCTATGCAATCAAAGCAAATGTGCCTACGCTTTTCTTCTCTGCCGATACTGACACCGCAACTGTAATGATCCGTGCTGCTGCACACCTATCGGGCCACAGTCAGGTTACTGTGGAACACAACATAGAGAAGCAACAAAATTACTACGCACCACACTTGGTTAAGACATCACACATTCAATGGGTCTTTGACTCCAGTCCGTCTCTTGATGATATTGAGATGGAGATAAAGGCTTACGTTGAACTCTATGGAGTAGCTCCAGAGCTAATCGTCATAGACAATCTAATGAATGTGGCTGCTGAAACAGATAATGAGTGGGCAGGGCTACGTGCAATTATGATGGAGTTGCACGATATGGCACGCAAGACAGAGGCTTGCGTCTTAGTACTCCATCACGTCAGCGAACAAAGCGAGTATGGTTCTCCTATGATGCCTCCACCTAGAAGAGCCATTCACGGAAAGGTAAGTCAATTACCTGCTTTGATACTGACATTAGGTTATGATCCGTCACAGGGTTTACTGCGGATGGCTTCGGTCAAGAACCGATTTGGTCCACACTATGCTGATGCTTCTCAATGGGCATCACTGTTTGTAGACTTTGCATCTTGTCAGATTGGTGATGATGATGCACAAGGTAGAGCTTACCTTCGTAGTGCAGGAGAGGAAAGTACATATGGCCAACTCTAATGGACGTAAGGGATCGAAGTTTGAAACCGATGTCCTCAAGTGGCTGCGCCAAATGGGAGTTCTTGCTGAACGCTTGACTAAAGCTGGCAGTAAGGATGAAGGGGATATGGTTGCGATTATTGCGGGGAAAACCTATATCCTTGAACTCAAGAACAGGCAGACCCTTTCCCTGCCTGAATTCTGGAGAGAAGCAGAAGTTGAGGCGCTTAACTACGCCAATGCACGTGGTCTTGGGGAAGTTCCATTGCATTATGTTGTAGTTAAGCGTCGCAACTCTGGTATAGAAAATGCTTGGGTAATACAAACACTAGAACAATGGACAAAGGAGAAACAATAATGCCAGTACCAGGTGGAGAGATCACAACAACAGAGATACTTGTACCAGTAGTTGAACCAGTAGTAGAAGAAGCAGAAGATGATTTGCCAGAACTGTCATAAGGCAGGAGAAGAGAATACTCTTACCCACTACAAGCGTTCAGCTCAATGGCACGATAAGTGCGATGATAAGGGGTGTGTATGCCAGCACAAGACTGGTCCAGGACACGTAAAGCGGGCAGGAGTAAGGGTAGAGTTAGTGCAGACTCAATCCCCGTAGGAGTAATTGTTGCCCACTATGGCGGTGAGGTAAGAGAAGGTAGATCAGCTTCCGTACGCTGTTGCATTCATAAGGACAGCAGACGTAGTGCTGTTATGAACACGTACGAGAACCTGTACTACTGTCATACCTGCGGTAAGGGTGGCAGCTCAGTAGATATTGTGATGGAAATAGAGAATTTGGAGTTCAAGGATGCCCTCAATCGTGCAATCGAAATCACTGCTGGAAGCGGCCAATCATTACAGTCGGGTGATAAACGAAGAGGCTCTAAATTATCTAGAAGGACGTGGAATATCTGATGCTGTTGCCCAACAGTATTCGTTAGGTGTAGTAACAGATCCTATCAATGGTCACGAGATGCACAGAGGGTGGCTATCTATCCCTTACATCACAGCTACTGGGTTGTGTGTTGGCTATAAGTTCAGACGATTAGATGATGGCAAACCTAAGTATGGATCTCCATTGGGACAGAAGGCTCATCTCTATAACGTTGGTGATATAACTATTGACTCATCATACATAGCAGTATGTGAAGGTGAGCTAGATACCATTATCTTGTCAGGTGTTGTTGGCATACCAGCAGTAGGTGTACCTGGGGTACAAGCTTGGAAGCCACACTTTGTTAAGTTGTTTGCAGGTTATGACAGGGTGTTTGTCATTGGAGATAATGACATCAAAGAGGATGGCACTAACCCAGGAGCTGAGTTCTCCAAGCGTGTCGCACAGGAGATATCAAACAGCACAATAGTAACATTACCTCCATCAATGGACATCAATGACTTCTATCTGGCCAATGGCGCAGATGCTACGAAGGCTTTGCTACTAGGTGAGAAGGATGAGTAGAGACGAATGGCTACAAATGGTACAGATTTTGCAGCATATGGGCTTCCAGATCCTGGAGATCAATATGGAAACAGAGACTATACTCCTTCGGCCTACGCCGACACGGTAAATGAAGCTTTCATCGCTGATGTCTGGCGCATTATGGACCAAGCTGGCAACCTGTTGGTGCGTAAGCATCACGACTACGGCCCAAAGAACATTGCTCACTCACCAGGTGGACCACTTAATGGTTTGCGTGTACGTATGTGGGACAAGATAGCTCGCATCAATAACCTACTTGACTCTGGCGTTCAGCCTAGTAACGAGTCATTGCGTGATAGCTTTGTAGATCTATTAAACTATTCTGCCATTGCAATGATGGTACTAGATGGCGTATGGCCAGAGGTAGAAGAACCTGATTGTGACTGAGCTACATAAATCTATCTATGACATAGCACCTAGCGTTGCTAGTGCAATAGCCCGTCGCTTTCGTGGCTACGTAGAACGAGATGATGTACTACAAGAGTGCCTTGCTTGGGCATTAACACGTGGCAGGCAGTTCGATGAGATGCTTAACGAACCTAACCCAGTCCAACGTGTTATCAATGAGAAGCGTATTGCTTGGCAGATGAAGCGTACGGCTGAGCGTTATGCTCGCAAAGAGAAGGCCGCTAAGTCTGGCTATCGAACAGGTGATGAAGCCTTCTACGATACAGCTATGATCGCACAGGTCTTGCCTCACGTGATTGCATCCATTGTAGATAATACGGTACTAGAGCAGGCACAAAACATTATTAACGATGGCTCACCTAAGAAGCCTAGCGTTCCAGCAGAAGGTGGTAACCTGCTTGCTACCCTGATTGATGTCAAGCGTTCATATCTAAAGCTTGAAGTAGAGGACCAGACCATACTTCGCTTGCGCTACCACGAAGGACAGACCTTGCAACAGGTAGCACACCTCTTAGAGTGTGCAGTATCTACCGCAGATCGTAGATGTACCAGCGCATTACGCAAGGTGCAGAATGGTTTAGGTGGTGACAACCCTTGGCAATGAAAGAGATTGAGCTATTCTTATTCTTGTTAGATAACAAGTACCCAGATTTACAGAAGTCAGAGGGTGTCTATGACTCCTTCGATTGTATTAGTCGGGACTCTGCTGCATACATAGAGTTGAAGTGTCGTCACACTCACTATCCCACGCTACTGATTGAAGAGTTCAAGTATCGAAAGCTTATTACCCAGGCAGCAGAACGGGATCTGACTCCCTTCTATATCAATTCGACTCCAGAGGGAGTCTTTTCTTTTGACCTAATGGAAGTGGCAGAACCTGAATGGTTTACCCATAGAATGCCAGCTACTACTGAGTTTGCACGTAACAATAAGGTTGATAAGTTAGTAGGTTATCTACCTATAGAAGAGGCGGTTAAGCTCTGATGCAGTACGACTATCGTTGCCCTGATTGCAACACGGAACTAACTATTGAACGCAGTATCCACGAAGACCCACGTGAGCCTTCTTGTTTTGATTGTCATATACCAATGATCCGTAAGTGGGACACACCTGCCATTACCTTTAAGGGTAAAGGCTTTTATAGTACAGGTGGATAATGACTGAAGGCTTCTACAAAACTGATACTTTCAAGACCTCTAACGATGATACGTGGACCACGCCACGTAACTATTTCGATAAGATTAACGCTGAGTTTAACTTTACCTTAGATGCTGCAGCTCTATCCTCTTCTACTCTAGTACCTGATAACTGGTACGGTCCTGACCATCCTGACCAGTCAAGACGTGATGCATTTAGTAGAGACTGGGCTGAGGAAAGTGCTGATGCTATTTGGTTGAACCCACCTTATGGTAGGACCATCAAAGATTGGATGCGTAAGGCTAAGCTGGAGTCTATGCGTGGCGCTACTGTTGTATGTTTAGTCCCAGCTCGTACTGATACAGCTTGGTGGCACGAGTACTGCATAGATGCATATGAGATTAGATTTATTCGTGGCCGATTAAAGTTTGGCAATCAACCTAACTCAGCACCATTCCCTTCTGCACTTGTCATTATGAAGTAAAGAACCCTACCGCGGAAGGGTGCAGTAGGGTTCTTGTTGCTCGGAAGAGGTGAGCGGGTCAGACTATATCAGTACCAGCCTCGTCTGTCGCTATGTTTGAGAGCGCGACACGCAGATTTTCCATAGCGATGTTCAAGGTATCGTAAACCTCTAAGGATTTGTAATTCAGGCTCTCTACTACGTTCTCCAAGGAGCTGAGCAATTCCGTAAGCTGTTGATCTAGGGTTGTCTGCGAGGTGGTCAAACCTACTCTCACGGGTCCATAGGGTGATAAGGCACGTTGTTTCTTTTCTCGTATATCCGAGAGCTTTACTAAACTTGTAAGCTGTTCGTCTGTTCTCACTCTTCTCCTCCATTGTTGCCTTCGTTTGTATCGGTTTCGGTAAGGGTAGCTCCCCTAGTTTTTGTACGTGTAGGAATAACAGGCTCAATAGTATTACCGTTAATGTCAATCCACGTTTTACCTTCTTGCTCATCACTCACCTTCTCCTTCTCCAGTAATTCTTTGTAGTCTTCTGGGTGCAGGTGAGAGAGCTTAATTAAAGCCCTATCCCTAGCTCTTCGGTAGTTACGGTAATAGACAGCTGCCTTTGCAGCACTCGCCATTCTCTTGGCATCACTCATAAACCTACTGCCAATGCTGCATAAATAACCTTAGTAATATCCAGTGACTGGCCTACTAGGTGAGCGTCCTCCTCATCACTTTCCCAGCCCGAGACTAGAACCCTGCAGTTGATAGGGCTACGCCTTAGATATTCAATAGCTTCGTTAGCACTATTGCCACCCCAGATCGCCACTCCCTTCTCATCTACTATTTCATAAAGATTAATCAGTGGAGATACGCGAGGGTGGAATGCAATCACTTCACTCATTCTCCCCCTCCCCTTCTATATTCTCTTTGACTATATCGTTGATAGTCTTCTCTACAGCTGGTGTATCTGATGACAGCGAGATCTTTGATAGTGCTTCTCCCAGTGCTGTTCTCCAGTTGCTAGCCTCTCCAGCTGCAAGCAAGGTAGGTTCATCACCGCTGAAATCAAACAGCTCTACCTTGTTCCTCTTCTGTCCTGCCTGTACCACCACTGTAATAACGTGGGTAGTTGTATCTTCTGTCATCACTCACCCTTCCCTTCTGTATATGTATCAACCATAGATAGTGCATAGGTCATTCTCATTAGGTTCATTCCCGCTTCCTTCTCCGTCTCTTCCTCTTGTATCTGTATCAGTGCAAGGTCACGACATAGATCGGCCTTAGCTTGCCAGTATTCTTTATTCATTACGCCACCTCTTCCAATTTAGTCTGACACTTAGAGCAATAGACTTCTTGTCCTTCCCAGTAACCTGCACGACCACAATGCCACCAAGATATTTCACTATCCTCTTTCATTTCCCATTTGTTCATCAACTTTCCCCTTCCATTTCCTCTAGTGTATCGAACTCTTCAGCTAACTCTTCACCCTCTTCTTCATAGAATGTTGGGTCATTCAACTCTGGTTCGTAGCTCACTTCTCTCCCCCTTCACTAGGAAAGTCTCTGAATAGTTCCTCTAGTGCCAGCAGGAAAGTGCTCGCCACTCCATTAGCTATCACACTTCCGTTGCTGTCATATGACTCTATATCCCAAGCTCTTTCAGTAGGGCTGTCACTGTCATATAACTCCCTTACACTTAGCGTGTATCGTGTCTCGCTCAGCTCGTACATATCAGCACTCACTTCTTTCCCCCTTCACAAGCGTCACAATCGGGCTCAGCTTCGTTGCGCTCAGCTTCATAGTCTATGAGAGCACCGTCTAAGCCTTCTCCACAAGGTAGGCAAACCGATAGCCCATTCTCCAACACCTTCATCATTACTTCTCCCACCCTTCTCTCAGTAACTGTCTAACTTGATCGCTAATCTCTTCTGAACCGCAGCTCTGCCAGAACTCAGCCTTCTCAGCGTTCTTTATAGCTTCAGCCCATAACTCATCACTTACCACTACCCCTTCATCACTATCGAATGCTGTCTCAGCAAACTCTTTATCCCAGTACGCCACCAGCAGCTCATCATCTGGCAGATAGTTCATCTGTAGTTGATTAACTAAGTCTCTTACCTTCATTCCTCTTCCTTCCATTCTGCATTCTTCTCTATCAACTGGCTCACTAGCTCAGCTGCTGCCGCCACTCCCGCTGCGTGAGCTTCTTCCAGTGCCTTGTTACTGTATCTGCTGCAAGTTATAACACTTACTCGCACCATAGTATCTTTGCCCTGCAACCAGCTCTCCATAGTGAAGATCCCGCTATAACTTACGCTGCATTCACTCACTGTCGTAACGATAGCTTTACTCCCCTTATAGTGAGAGGTATATACCTTAACCCTTCTCCCATTCTCTAGGTCATAGGTATCAATGGCCTTGCGCGTGGTGTAGTTGGTAAAGCTCTTGTATTCTGTTGCTGTAATCATTTACTTACCCTTCCTCTGGTAGTTGTCTTAGTGTCCAAGCCAAGCTATCTATTCTTCCTTGGTAATAGTTATAGCTATTACTATCACCTATGCTCTGAGCTAATCGCTGAAGCAGCTCTTCTGCTTCCTTTTCTATTACTTCTCTCACTTGCTTACCCTTCCTCTTCTTCGTTGATAGCTTCTTCGTATCGTTCTACTTCTATGAGCTTTAACGCTCTCTCTAATAGGAATATGCTGTCTCGCACTTCCTTCTCTGTTGGATTAGTAGCTAGGTTATGCACCACAATATCCATTAAATGAGCTGATGTCTGCGGCATTACTTCCCCTGCCCTTCTGGGAAATAGCACTCAGTAATCGTTCCCCAGCACCAGCCGTCACCTACCCAGTTGATATGCCCTGAAGCGTAGAATATGGCAGCTAGTAGAAGCCCTATCGCTAGGGCTCTTACTCTCTTTCCTCTCTTAGTTATCATTCTTCTTCCTTCCCGCTGACTGTATCCTGCCAGACTTTATTTCCCCATTCTGGGTGAGATCTGAAGCAGCTGCCATAGTAAGCAACCTCTCCAAGGTCATCACAATAGACGCCAGTTAGCTCACCTTTGATAGATACCTTCCCGCTTCTGGTGAATAGTCTGCGTACGGTATAGGTATCATTCCACGCTAGGTCAATCGTTAAGCTGTAACCGTTGCTTATCGGTAGAGTTACGCCAGTGCTGCGCTTTACTACTCTCCCGCCACTTATAGCAAACAGGTTACCCATTCCCAGCTGGTCTATAATATCTTCAGTGTTGCAAGGTCTGAACTCTTCTAGCTTCTCACCCTTGCGCTCTAATAGTGCTGCTAATTCTTCCGCTGTCACTGCTTCCATTACGCTACCTGCTTAGTATAGATACCAAACGCAGCATAAAGCTTAGCGATCCGCTTTACTGCTGCTGCTGTCATCTCTGCTGCTGCTACTTCTTCGCCTGTCTCGATATCTACTAGGCGGATATAGTTCTTCTCTTTCCCTGCCATTCTGTTACCCCTTCCAAGGTAGGTTATTCCTAGGGCTTAGCTCTAGGCCATTCCCTACGGTATAGCTACCATAAGGAATAGTCAAGCTCTAAGCTATCTCACGCGCTAGGCGTGGCGCATTCTCTCCCAGCTCTTCAGTGTCTGCAATATCAAACACATAACGCCAGCTGAAGCGCAGCTTATCTTCTCCCGCTTCGTTGGTATAGCTGCCAGTAGGTACTAGAACAGCTGCTCCCTTGCTTCCCTTCTTTACGCTTCTTCCTGCGCTCTTCCAATCGTGGAACCCAGCGCACTTCGTAGCTGTAGGCTTCTGCCATAGGATAAGCAACCCATTCCTCACGCTGTAATCTTCTAGCAGCGTAGTTGGCACAATAGTGCCGCGCTCTTCCATCACTTCTACCGCGTCAGCTAGTGAGCGAATAAATGCGGCCTTCTCTTCCTTGCTTCTCATAGTATTACTCTCCCGCCAGCTCTAGAATAGCCCAGCTGTTACCCTTATTCAAGCGTTCAAGCTCGCAGATAATATATTCTGTTGAAGAGCTTGCTGTTATATTAGAGATATCGCGCAGACATTCTTCGTTTATAGTAGCAAAGCGGCCAGCTGGTAGTGCTTCGATATCGCGTAGGCCGCGTGTCTTAGCCTTTACCTTGCTGTTATAGCTTCTGCCTAGGTAAGTAAATGGAAAGACTACCCATTCAACCTTTACCGCTGCTGTTGCTTCTAGTGTAGTGCTCATATTCTTATCCCTTCCAAGGATCTTTTCCTAGGCTAGCCCTAGGCCAGCGGCCAGCTCTTGCGAGCTGGCAGCTAGTCAAGCTCTAGCGTAGTGCTTCTATGTCTGCTGGGTCTAGGTTGGTATCGTAGCTATCGCCGCAGCTGGGGCAGCTGATAGCAGCAAGGAAGCTGCTGCCATATGGCCGCAGCTCTACAGCTGTCACGCTGCCGCAATCCTCGCAGCTACTCGCAATCGTGACCATAATAATACTCTCCCGCTTCCTCTTCATTCAAGAGATTGAACACTCTCCCGCATTCTACGCAGCGGGCGCGTGTCTGTAGCTTGAAGCTGTCCATTTACTTACCTTCCTTCCATAGTGCCACTATCCCAGCTAACACGCTGAGAGATAGTAGAGAGATTAGAGTGAATGCGATAGTTAAGTCATAAGTAAGCGTTACGCTGGGGAGAATGGCGTAGAGATAGACTGGGGTTAGAATAGCTATTGCAGCTCCTATTCCTAGCATTTACTTACCTTCCTTCTTGCTGTTAGCTTCCCAGAATGCAGCCCATAGTTCTCGCTTCTCTTCCTGTATCTTCTCTAACAGCTCTTGTGTAAATAGTTGCTTCATTACTTTCCTTCCTTATATCTGCGAGAAGCCCAGCTGGTAGCTCTGGCCTTAGCTTCCTCTAGTGTAATATCCTTGTGCCAGCGATTAGAGCTCTTGTGTCCGCCAGTGGTAAGCAGCGTGTAAATATCTGAGCTGCCCAGCTGGTAGATAGTGGCGCGGGCCTTAGGGTTGATAGGGTTACCAGTGCTGCGCTCTACTAGGTTAGCTGGCAGCTCTAGGCTAATCATATTCCAGTCTTTGCGAACTATTAGGTTATCCGATAGGAAATTATCTAGCTTCATTACTTTGCACCTTCCATATAGGCGCGAGCTGCTGCCCGCTGGTACTCTTTGCATTCTGCACACCAGCACACGCATTCAGCTAGCTTGCTGTCTGAACTGGTGCAGACTGGGTGCTGTCCGTTTATACAGTGCTTCTTCTTCATTTACTTTCCTTCCTAAGCTCAGCTGGTTTAGCTGATATCCATAAGGTACGCTACCGTATTGAGCGTGTCAAGCTATATTGTGCGATTTATGGTAACAGTTTCATAACGATTGCCTGAGAAGATCCTGAGAATAAATATAGCTGCGATAGCTTGCAGCTGCGCCAGCTGGCGGGAAGCTGGCAGCTGTAAAGCTTAGAGCTGGCCGCGAGGATAGGTTAGCAAGCTGTAAAGCTGGCCAGCTGTAAAGAGGATATTAAATAAAGCTGTAAGGATATTAGAGAGAGAGAGCCCGCCGCAGCTGTAGCCTACCCAGCGGGAGAAGCTATACGGTACGGGTACAGCTGCAGCA